TTATAAAAGATGCCTTACCCAAGAAGAAATTTTGGACAGGTACATCTCATCTCAGGTTGAGTATGTCGCAGTCTTTCCATACCTGTACTCTGAGCAAGAGCACTTAAGAGGGGCTATTGATGAAATCACTCTTGCAGACCTTGGGAGATTCTATATTGATGAAGAGGGTTATGGCCGATATGAACACTACAACCGCTTTTTTGAACCATCAATTAATCAGCATGCTATAAAGCAATATGACTTTAGCGATACTACAAACATAATAGATTCAAGTTTGGATGTTCAAATACAGACTAATAAAGTTGTTGTAAAAATATCGAGCGTATCAAAGCTTTCAGATCAGCCAGAAACTTTGTGGACTGTTGATGATGGTGTTTCTTTAGGTGTTGTTAAACTGCAGACTGAAATTTTAACTGATACTGCGGGTATTAGGGTATCAACAACTAACGAACCTGTGTTTGCTAATGTTGGTTTTCTTGCCTTTACTAAGGGTAATCAAACTGAGATTGTCAGATATGGTTCAAAATCGGATAACTTCTTTTTGGATGTAGAAAGAGGTAAGTTTGGAACTCCTATTCTTAACGAAGTTCCCATTGATACAAAGATTAGAGAGGCTAGATATTATGAAGTTACATATGATAAAAAGCCAGCTGTTACAGTTTTATCCCCAATTGCAACCGGAATAATTGATGACGAGCCTAATACTATTGACATTCTAAAATTTGAAAGCAACCCATATACCGCAAGAGTAATTGTATCTGCTTCTGCAAATGTTGCATATGATACGCATGTGTATCTTCAAGGCGAAGACCCTAGATCAAATATTGTTTCTGGATTTGCCATCTATGGCATACCTGTAATATCTGTTGAAAACACAGCGCAAGTCACCGAAAAGAAAGAATCTCTTTCTGAAAATATTAGAAAATATGGATTAAAAGAATTAACAATTGAAAGCCCCTACATAACTTCAGTAGACCATGCACAAAAAATAGCTAAGTTTATTATTGATAAAGTTAGCGACCCGGTTCCCATTATGACAATTAATACAATGTGTGTGCCAAAAATTCAATTAGGTGATAGAATTAGGATTGCATCTCTTGATGCATTCGATATATCCAATCAAGATTACTGGGTTATTTCTCAAGAGTTTTCCTATGGTGAATCAATCTCTCAATCTCTTACTTTAAGGAAGGTAGTATAATGACAACTGATAAAAAAATTAATATAAATGAAAATCAAGTTATATTTAAAAGAGACAACGGACATAAACACGATGGTCTTACCTCTAGTTTAATTGATTATACAAAATACTCTATATTTGACTTTCCAGTATTTCCAGTCGCACCTGTTGGAACTCCAAGAAGAAGGTTTGAAGATACGAATGTTAAAAACTTAGAAAGTTTTATTATTAGCACTGTTGAGAATAGGGTTCTTAACCCAAGAGGTATTGCAGTTCAGGCTAACACAATCACCGCTAGGGAAATTGCATCTGGAACAATTACTTCTGGAGAGCTTGCTTCAAACATCATACTTGTTAACAATGTTATTAAAAGCAAAAATTACAATGGGACTGTTAATACAGAAGGAAATATTTCAGCGCGTGGCAATACTGGCTGGGCTATTACTCATGCTGGAGAAGCTGAGTTTAATAATGTTTTTATAAGAGGCAACTTGATTGCGGGTGCTGGTTTTTATGCAGCATCAAATACTCAAATTTTTGCTAATACGGGGGGCTTCTTTTCTTTAGGTTCTAATTTTACATGGAACGGTAGCGTTCTGACTATTAAAGGAGCACTGCAGTTTCCTGATGGATCAAGTCCAGGAACATTCGACAATGGTGATCCAATAACAGGAGGGAGCATTGGAGGAATTACTATATGGGGAAGTGGGATATATGCTGGTGCTGGTTCATGGGCTAATGCCAATACTCCATTTTATCTAGATAGTGGTGGATACTTCTCCTTAGAGAATAAGTTGTATTGGGATCCATCTTCAAATTCGCTAACAATAACTGGCTCGATATTTGCCTCAACAATATCTGGCTCAACAATATCTGGTTCAACATTCAGCGTAACTGATGGTTCAAATGGGCTTGAAATAACTTCTGATGGATATATAAAAGCGGTTGGAGTAGCAGGTGTAAGAATTAAGGATTCAGACGGGACTACTGGAGGTACACAACTTTTTAAAGGTTTAGTTAAATCAGATACAATACAAGGCTCAGTTCTGAGCGTTATTAGTCATTTTGATGCTAGAAGTATTGGAGTAAAAATTGAGCCAACAGATGGCAATACTCCATTAATTTTAAGCAGAAACTATGTAGCCGGAGCTAACTTTATTAGTTTTCGCACTGGCTCAACCACCGAAATAACAGCTCTTGAGTATAAGTCAACGACCAAAGTTGACTTTAGCTGGTCTTCGGATTTAAGGATGAAAGAAGAGATTACGAACTTTATTGGCGGTTTGGATATTGTAAGAAATATACGCCCTGTTAACTATCGAATGAAAACTGCTCCTTTTGGAGAATATGAAGACGGTTTTATTGCTCAAGAACTTTTTGATGTGTATCCATCTGCGGTCTCTAAAGGAACGGATGAGGTAGACGATAATGGGGATTTGATAAAGCCTTGGAAAGTGTTCTACAACTCTTTTACTCCAGTTTTTGCATCGGCAATCAAAGAACTTTTGGATAAAGTAGAGCAACTAGAGGCTAGGATACAAGCCCTTGAGGGTGTATAATAGAAAGATATGGCTGATTATACTAACTACTCAATTGTCTCATGGGCAGACACAACCCCAATTACAAGTGTTCGTCTTAACCAGATGTCAATTAATATTGACCAAGTTAAGATTGTCAATGACGACAAGCCAAGAGGTATTTTAAAACTCGCTACTATTGCTAATAACGTAACTAACACATCAAACGCTCAATTTGCAAACACAAAGATTATTGCATTAACCCAAGAAACTATTGGTAATGTTGCTTACGATAATAGAGTAACAATACAAAGCTCTAGATATTATAGAATGGTTTTAAACTTTCCTGGAATTTCACAAGATGATCCGGGTGGTGAAGATAGTACTTACTATCTAAGATTTAGAAAAGGTAATACTGCAGGTAGTGGTGACATTATTGCTGCTTTTGTTTTAAACTCTGGCGTAGCTACATTTTTAAACACAGCGACAACGGTTGCTAATAGCCTTACGATTGCAAACAATCTTGCTGTGCGAGGCGATATTGCTTTTGGTGCGGGTACTTACGAATATATTATTGCAAATCAGTCTTTAGAAAACCAAAGTTATTTTGTTGAAATCCAGAGAACTCAAGGCGGTGCAAGTGGTCCAAACAATGCTTCAAACTGGACAGTTCTTGCCTCATCTGGCGCTTTGCAATTTTATATAGAGGATGCTGGCGGAATCGCTTAAAATGAGTAGAGGGCTTGCATCTCAAAGAAATGATGTAAAATGGTCCGATGAAATGCCATCTGGTGAAGATAGTGCAAACTATAACGGTGGTAAATACATTGATGATAAAGGTTATGTACGAGTCTTAAAGACCGATCATCCTAAAAATATTCGTGGATATGCTTATGAGCATCGTCTTGTTATGGAAGAGTACTTAGGCCGCTATCTAGAACCTTGGGAAACAGTTCATCATATCAATGAAATTAAAGTTGATAATAGATTAGATAACCTTTTTCTATGCACACACTCAGAGCATAGTGCAGTTCATAAAGAAGGACATAGAGCCTCTGCTGCGCGAAAAGAGAAAATGAGAGAAGTTGTTAAGAATACAAAACCTCATACACGAAAGCGTAATCACGCTCAAAATAAACCCATAGAAAACAGGCTTAAAAGACCTAACATCTAAATATCCTATGGTATTATATTCGTGACTGTAAAGGAGTCCGAATGAAAGAATGTGAAGCAGAAGGCTGTAATCAGACCTTTGAGCCAAATACAAAAAACCAAAAATATGCAGATGCAAGTTGTAGAAAATCAATTGATTCTCTTGGCTTGTGCAAGTTTAGAAAAGAAAATGGGCTTGTAGAAATCCCCGTAAATCCGGTTATAGGGAAAGCCCCGACAACTGAATCTGAATTAAAAGTTTCATATGCAAAGCTATTGCAGGAGTATGAAAAGATTAAGACAAAGCAGGATGCAATTGCTGATGCTGTTTATCGCGCGGTGAAAGAGGATATTAAGGATAATAAGATTACCCGCATCCCTGCCCCGTTTAAGGATAAGAGAAAGCACTCAGAAGAGGTTGCTGTCGCTGTTATTGCAGACTGGCAGTTAGCAAAGGTTACACCTACTTACAACTCCGAGATTTGTGAAAGGCGTATTGAGCAGTATGCAGATAGTGTTATTCGCTTGACTGAAATTCAAAGAGCAGAGCATCCTGTACGGCACTTGCATGTATGGGCTTTAGGAGACATTGTTGAGGGTGAGTTAATCTTTCCTGGTCAGAGCTTCTTAGTTGATGGAGGCTTGTATCGCCAGATTACTGTTGATGGGCCAAGAATTATTAAGAACTTCTTAACGAAGATGCTTGAGCATTTTGAGACAGTTACATTCGTAGGTGTAATTGGTAATCATGGTTCAATCGGCGGTAGAGCAAGACGAGATCACGATCCAGAAACAAATGGTGACAGAATGCTTTATCGCATTGTCCAGTTGATGTTTGAAAATGAAAAGCGTATTAAGTTTGTAATCCCCGATGGTCGTGGAGAAAGAAACTGGTATGCAATTGACACAATTGGTAACTATAAGTCATTGCTGATTCATGGAGATCAGTTTGGGAGCCTCTCGGCTCTCTACTCATTCCAGAAGAAAGTTTATGGATGGAAGGTCGGAGCTATTGAAGAAGACTTTGATGATGTTTATTTTGGTCATTTCCATACCCCTACTAAGATGACATTCAATAGTGTGCAATGCCGTATCTCAGGAAGTCCTGAGTCTACAAATACATACGCAATGGAAAGTCTTGCTGCTGTCGGTAAGGCATCGCAACCGCTGATGTTTGTTCATCCTGAGAGGGGAATTGTCACTGCTGAATATACTTGTTGGCTAGATTGATATGAAAACTTTAAGGCTTAAGTGCGCTACATGTGGTGGACCTAAGTTTATTGGGTCTCCGTATTATGCACATGGCTCTTATTATGTAGACATTACATGTGTTGTATGTAGTCATTCAAAAGATATTGAACTTGATAAGCTCAATAAGTTTTTAGAAAAGCTAAAGCAAGAAAAGGTGGTTATTAATGATAACAAAAAAACCAGTTCTGAATAAGTTTTATAAATATTCAGATACAATCGTCAAGATAAAGAAAATCAGTAAATCATCAAATAAGATTTTTGTTGAGCGGATTGATAATGGCGAAGCAATCCTGATACCATACGAGCAGTGCGAAATATTACTCATTCGCTTGTATACTGTCGGAGAGGTCGCCAAGATTGTAGAAAAAAGATCTGATACTCTAAGAAAGTATGAGAAAAAGAATTTGATACCATCACCAAATAAATTTGGTGAGAAGTATCAAAGTTACCAAAGTTGGCGATACTATGAAGAATCGGACATTTATGAGATGATTGAATTCTTCAATGATAGAACCCCCGGTAGACCAGTACAAAAAAACAACATTGATTTAAACTCAAAAATTAAATCAATTCAAGAGAAAGTAAAATTAAAATTCTGAGGTAATTATGGCAGAAGATAAAGTTGAAATTTGGGCATCCCTTGGTATTACCAAGAACCTCGGCAATTATGAATCGCTGAGACTCGATGCAGGAGCAAAGACAATGGCAGTATCATTGGAAGATGAAAGTGCTTGGAAGAAGCTTTGGGATGCAATTGATATGCAGATCGAAGCGAAACTAAAAGAACTGGATGATGGAACTTCTAAGTAATTGGAAAGACGAAGCAGTTTGTGCATCTGATACCAATTCATCAAAATGGGTTTCATACAACCTTGATGATATTGATTATGCAAAAAAAGGGTGTGCAAAATGCAATGTAAGAAAAGAATGCCTGATAATGGCATTCAAGAATGATTCATTTATTGGAGTGGTAGCAGGTATATCAGAGTATGATTACCTGCTACACTCTTGGAAGAAAGTAACAGAAGAAGATGAAAGCAACTGGAGAACAGACGATTCTATATTTCCAGGATTGTTGCAAAAAATACAATAAACTATTCATTCCGGATTCTCCACGACAAGAACCAGTTGCAAAAGCAATATCTGAATTCTATGAATCAGACCTTTTGTTTAAGGCAGTTGAATCTTTTGTCAAGGCAAGAACCGGCCCTGTTTTAGTGTTTGATTTTGCAATTGAATCAAAAACATATATTGATAGAGTCCAATTTAATAACAAATCTGATATGCGCTTTAAAGAGATATTAGATGAAACAAGAAAGAGAATGACAGATGAATTATGAGTTAAGAGTTATTAACTCGTTGCTTAATTCTGGCAATTATGTAGAGGCTGTAAATGATGGCATTGAAAATGTCTTCATTGAATACCGTGATATTTGGAACTTTATTATTCAGCACTATGATGAACATAAAAAGACTCCATCTAAGGATACTGTAAAACACCATTATCCTGACTTTGAATTTATCAATACCCCTGAACCTCTTTCTTATTACTTGATTGAGGCTAAGAAAGAATCACTTTCTTATCAGACACGGCAAATTATCTCTAAAGCTAATAACATGCTTAAAGATATGGGGCCAAAAGAAGCGATGGCATATCTAATGCAATCAACATCGCAACTCTATAAATTCTCCAGCAGTCTAAAAGATACTGACTTAGTAGGTGAATGGAAAGACAGAGCTGGAGATTTGCGTGAGAGATCAATGCAGGAGGCTAGGGATATCCCTGGTATTCCAAGTGGCATTAGTGTCCTTGATAAATCATTTGGTGGTTGGCAACCGGGAGACTTTGTTATCCTTTTAGGATGGACAGGTGTTGGTAAAAGTTTTATTGCTCGCTTATTCGCTGCTAATGCGTGGAGGGCTGGCTATAGACCGCTTATCATTTCATTGGAAATGAATAAACAGCAAGAAGGACAGCGACTTGATACATTGTTAAACAATGGAGAAGGTCACTTTACAAATACCGATCTTGTTAAGGCTAACCGAGGAATCGTTGACGGATATGAGAAATGGGCTGAGAAGACATTTGAAGGTAAGCATCCAATTTATTTGGTTACTTCAGAAGGTCTTGAGACTGCTGACCAGAATATGGTTCAAGCAAAGATTGACCAGTATCGCCCTGACATGGTAATCCTTGACTATCATGGCTTGTTTGACGATGCAAGTGGTGCAAAAACTGAAACAGAAAAAGCCAAGAACTTGTCTAAAGCATTCAAGCGTATTGCTGTTAAGAATGGTATTCCAATCATTGACGTAGCAGCAGTAACAATGAATGAAGGTCATGCGGAAAGACCGCCTGAACTTGAAGAAGTTGCATGGAGTAAGCAATTGGCTTATGACGCTGACTTAGTGTTAGCAATTCACCGTGAATACAATTCAGATGTATTCCAAGTAGTATCAAGAAAAGTAAGAAGATCAACACATTTTGGTTTCTATCTAAGATGGAACCTTGAAACAGGAAAGTGGAATGAAGAATGGGAGCTATAATGCCTAAGAAGTTTGTCGCTGGCGAAGCACAGGACATTGAGACAATTGTAAGATTAAGAAAGTGGATAGAGGATGAGTGGAAGCAAGTACACGGAAACTTTACCAAGACTAATTTAACAACAGACTACGATGCGCAATCAAACATTTTCAAATTCAAACTATACTTCATCAAGTAATATTGAACGAAATATTAGGGAGTTATTTGATAACTACAACATTCATATCCATTCAGAGGGTATGAATGAAGTAAACATCTTTTGCCCCTTCCATAAGAATCTTCATAGTCCGGCTTTCTACATTAATATTAAGACTGGCTTATGGCAATGCTTTAACCCCTCATGCGGTAAGAAAGGTAACTTTAGACAACTCTATAAGCAAGTTACTGGTAAGCCGTTTACAAAGGATATAAAGCTCGACCATCAAGCTCTTCAGAATACTATTGACAGAGATCTGAACTATGAAGAGGGGGAGAAAGACCAACTGAATATTTCCGATGTTGAAATAGACTATGACAATCAGGACATGTTATCTAATCTGATAACACTTTCCGAGAGAGGCCTAGAATACGAAACCTTGGAGACATTTGAAGTTGGTTATTCAATGCCAAAAGAAAGAGTTGTTATTCCCGTTAGGGATGCACAATATAAGTTAGTTGGCTTTATTGGTCGTGCAGTAAAAAGCGAACAAGAGCCAAGATACTTATACAACAAAGGCTTTAAAAGAGCCGATGTATTATTTAATATTCAGAATGCTAAATCGTATAACTCATGCATAATTGTGGAAGGCAGTATTGATGCGATGTTCATTCATCAGGCTGGATTCCCCAATGTCGTTGCTACACTTGGCTCAAGAGTGTCGGAATACCAATATAAATTGATGAGAAGATACTTTGATTCAATCACTATATTTTCTGACAATGATGCTGCTGGTGAGCAGATGAAACATGATATACTCAATGCGTGTAGTGGTAAAGAACTCTACACAGTGGAATTGCCTGCGGACAAAAAGGATGCAGGAGAGATGACACAAGAAGAAATAATAAATACATTAACAAACAAAAAAATACATATATAAGGAAGGTATAAACAATGTTTAAATCAGTAAAAACACTATCAGAGTTAGAAAAGTCAGTTGCACCAGCACAAGGAGCAAACAAGACTGGTACTAAGAAGTACCTAACTATCCAATCAGGAGAATCCATTAAGGTTCGCTTCCGTCAGGAACTTACCGAAGATGCTAAGAACTACGATGAGAAGTTCGGAACAGGCATTATGGTTCCCGTTATTACATCCCCAATTAACTGGAAGTGGCGAGCAGCTTCAACTTCCGGAATTGAGAAGTTCGGATTCCGTTGCTGGGGTTCAGAGCAAGTTTACAAGGATAAGGCTTGGAAGCCTAAGACTCACTTAGTCATCAATGTTGCAGTTGAGGTTGAGCCGGGAGTTTGGGAACCACGCATTATTGACACAACATTTAATCAGCGCCATATTGGTGCAATCTTGATTGAATACGCAAAGGAATTTGGTAGCATTACCGATAGAGAGTACAAGTATTCTCGTACAGGTTCGGGTGCTTCAGATACCAACTATAGCCTTATTCCATTGAGTGTTTCAGAAACACCAAAGGATATTGCAGAATTGCCGATGCATGATCTTGACAATGTATATTTGACATTGCCATACGATAAGCAAGAGCGTTTTTTCACCACTGGTGAAATTTCAAAAGACGAGTGGTAAATAACAGAAAGTGATGCAGGGGAGGGGTAAAAGCCTCCCCTGTTCCTTATTTATATGACAAAAAATATAGCATTAGATTTAGATGGTGTAATCGCAGACATTGGTGGTGCGATAGAAGAGTCTTTAGTCAATCAATACGGTTTTGCGAAGAATGACTATGACTATACAAAATGGTTAACAACACATCATGATTGTGAATTATCAAATGAGATGATGGGCACAAGTGTTTTCTGGAAAAACCTTAAGCCTTTTGAAGATGCTTGGCATCAAGTTAACGACTGGTTTAGCAGAGGATACGATGTTTATATCGTCACTGCAAGAAGAGCAGAAGCCTCTATGAGTGTCACTCAACAATGGCTTGATGAATGGAAGATTAATACAATGATTCCAATTTTCTGCAAGATGGGTGAAAAACATCATGTGATTAAAGAAATCAATCCATTGTTTATGGTTGAAGATAACCCTAATGAAGTAAAAACTTTATTAGATGAAGGCGTGAACGCTTATCTTAGAAGAGCATGGTACAATGAGCCATATTGGGAAGAGCTTCCAACAATTGGAAGCCTATTAGAATTGAAGATAGATGACTGATTTCGTACATTTACATTGCCATTCAGAGTATTCATTGCTCGATGGAATGTCTACTCCAGAGGAGATTGCTAGAACATCTAGCCGTAATGGGCAGTACGCAACTGCTATCACCGATCATGGAACAATGGGCGGTGTTTTAAAGTTTCAAGATGCTTGCGATAAGCAAAATGTAAAACCTGTATTTGGCATTGAAGCATACTTTGTCCCATCTGTTAATTCAGACGGTGACGGTAAGCATGAGAGATATCACCTTATTCTTTTGGCTAAGAATAATGAAGGCCTTCAGAAGTTATTCAAGGCTTCAAGAACTGGCTGGACAGATAACTTCTACTACAAGCCAAGAATGGACTTTGATCTTCTTGAGAGTCTTGTAGATGATGACATTGTTGCATTGTCAGGATGCATGGGTAGTGCTATTTCAAAGGCTATTGACAATAAGAATTATGCAAGAGCAGAGCAGTTATCAGAGCGTTTTATTAAAATCTTTAAGGATGATTTTTACTTTGAGATACAAGCTTGGAATCCTAAGCACATCAATGATGGTTTAATTAATCTTGCTGAACATTTTGGGAAAAAGGTTGTTGCTACTGCTGATTGCCATTTCCCAACACATGAAGATAGAGGCTGTGAAGAAGTCCTTCTAATGGTTTCTCAGTACCCAAGTATGGGTGCAGCAGAGGAAAGATTGGCTAAAGAAAATAGCGCAATCATTAACGACCCTAGCGCGTCTGTTGTGGACAAGATTAATAAGATGTATCCAAATCGCTCATTGCGATTTGACGAGATTAATCCATATGTCGCAGATGCCGATACTGTTTACAGTTGGTTTCAGGATGCCGGATATTCAAATGTATCTTTCTTGGAGAATACAATTGAAGTAGCAGAGAAGTGTTCAGCAAGAGTTGAGAAGAGAAAGAATCTTCTTCCAAAGTATTCTAAGTTATTTAACTCTGACGATTACCTTCGTGAGATTACTGAATTTGAATTACAAAGCAGAGGGCTTGGTGAAGAGTACAAGGCAAGATTAGAAGAAGAACTTTCAATCATTAAGCAACTTGGGTTTTCTGATTACTTCTTAATCGTTTGGGACTTGGTTAAATGGGCTGACCAAAATAACATTGGTCGTGGTACTGGTCGTGGTTCTGTCGGAGGAAGTATCTTGGCCTATCTTTTAGATATTTCTAAGGTTGACCCTATTAAGTACAGCCTCCTCTTTGCCCGATTTATTAACCCTGACCGTAATGACTACCCTGACATTGACTTAGACTTTGAAGACAAGCGTAGAGGTGAGGTTAGAAACTATCTTCGTGATAGATGGGGACATGACAAGGTAGCTGCTATTACAACTTATGGAACATACAAGCCTAAGTCTGCTGTTAAAGATGTGTCCAGAGTTTATCAAGTTCCATTCCAAGAGATTAACGCAATCACTCCATACTTTGAGACACTTGAAGAACTTGAAACATCAGATAAAGGAAAGATCTTCTGTAAGAAGTATCCCGATGTTGCAAACTTGTCAAAGAGATTAGAAGGTCGTATTCGCAATGCTGGCATTCATGCTGCTGGGATGGTTGTGTCATCAATTCCGCTGACTGATGTGTGCCCAGTAGAATCTAGAAAAGATGTTAATGCTGGTGTACGATCTGTCGTTACAGCATTTGACATGGAAGACGCTGAAGCAGTCGGTCTAATTAAGATTGACGTATTGGGCCTTAAAACTGTATCAGTCATTAAAGACTGCATTGCAAAGATTAAAGAAAGAACAGGAAAAGATGTTACAGAGGAATCTCTTGAACTCGGTGATAGCCTTGTATACAAGAATATTGCAGAAGGTAATACCGTTGGCGTATTTCAAACTGATGCCGCTGCTTACAGGAATCTTATTGAACGAATGGGCGTTGATAATTTCAATGACTTGGTTGTTAGCAACGCTCTAGTTCGCCCTGGCGCTTTGCTTTCACAGGGCAAGACTTATATTGAATGCAAAAAGGGGGAGAAGAAGCCTAAGTACCCCCATCCAATCGTAGAAGATATTCTTCGTGAGACATACGGTACAGTTATCTTTCAGGAACAGCTTATGCAAATGGCTGTACTCATTGCTGACTTTACATGGTCAGAGGCTGACAAACTTCGTAAGATTATTGGTAAGAAGCGTGATGCTGCCGGATTTGATGAGTATAAAGAGAAGTTCGTAAATAACAAGTACATTACAAGAGAGAAGGCTGAGAAGATCTGGGCTGACTTTGAATTAGCCGCCTTGTATATGTTTAACAAATCTCATGCCGTTGCTTACTCAATGCTCTCGTATCAGACAATGTGGTTAAAGACTTATTACCCTCTTGAGTTCGTATGGTCATTGCTATATAACGAGGACTCAACAGATAAGATTACTGCTTATCTTATGGATGCTCAACGACTTGGGGTTAAGGTTCTTCCTCCTGATATCAATGAGTCAGATGAATACTTTACTATCGGTCATGAAGATGGAGAAGAGGGTATTAGATTCGGTCTGAGTAATGTTCAAGCTTGCGGTAGAACTGCCATTGATGAGATTGTCTCTAAGCGACCATTTAACTCTTACGATGAATTCAATAACAAATGCTCTAAGAGAGCTGTAAGATCCAATGTCAAAGAAAACTTAGAGAAGGTAGGTGCATTCAAATCAATCGGGTTTGAATCGCAATACGAACATGAGCGTTACTATCTCCCAATCTTAGGATTCCCCATCACTATTGTCTCGGATAGAAACGAAATGGATGAATTCGTAGAGGATATAGCAAACTTCCATGAGATTAACTCTCCATTGACGCTGGTTAAGGCTGTCGTTCGTTCTACTAAGAAAACACCACAATACCTCCGTATTGAATTTGAAGATGCCTCAGGCTCGGCTACGGTGTTTGCAGAGCGTGATACAGAGGTGGCCGTCAGAGACTATCTCTATGCCCTTATCGGTGACAGAACGCTTCACTCATTTAGTGACGCTTTTAACTATATTGATTCACCGCTACATGAGTTCATTAAGTTGAGAGCTAAGGGCTTTGAGCATGACTATGGGTGGCTGTATCCATCGGGGTTGGGAGATGCTGACAACGAAAAGACGCTGTTGTATATCTTCCATACAAGATTCTTTACAACACAGACTGGTAAGGATATGGCAAACCTGTATTGCTGGGATGGGAAACAGATCTTTAAGATTGTTGTCTTTCCTGGGGTTTTTGGGAAACTGAAAAGTATCATCAAAAAGGGCTCTTGGTATGCTGCAAAACTTGCTAAAATTGAGGACAAGAAAACGCTTACACGCTTGGATTCATACAAGATTGAAAATGAGAGAGCGATGATTCCGATTGAGAAATATATTGACATGAAAGGATTAAAGAATGCTGGTATGGTCTGATAATCAGATACCAAAATTTAGTGAGGGCTATGGCTATACGCCTGACCGTCTATGGGATTTTATCGGCACAAGTGGATTGCCAATCCGTAGAAGCAAGCCCACGCATTGGGGAGAGATTGGTAAGATTCAAGTGCCACCCGAAATTGCTGCAATGGAAGGAATTGGCTTTGGATACATGGAAAAAGATGACTGCTCTGGAGAGATTGTAATCAATCATTCCGTACCGGAAGGTTTTGTTAAATCACGGGTTTATTCCGTTGGTTTTACATTCTGGGAAACAAATAAACTTCCTGACCATTGGGTAAAATTATGCAATGACATGGATGAGGTTTGGACATGCAGTGAAGAGATGCGTAAGGTATTTAAAAATTCCGGAGTGCGCGTTCCTATCCATGAATTTAAGTTAGGTGTTGACCCAACAATCTATTATCCAAAGCTAAGAACT